CCTATGGCGAAGAAGACCACGCTGAAATACGGGGCTGAAGGGCGTATCGAGGTGGGGGCTCGCGTCATTGCGGACCCTCTTGAGCCAGGTGCGCGCTATCAGGCGATCGTGAACGTCCGCGAAAGCTCCATCGACCACATGCACAGCCGCGGGCGCATCGATCAGGCTCAGAAGGAAGCCGGAGACCGTTTTCGTCGCTTGTGGGAGCGCGCCGCGGTCGGCTGTAACAAGGCTATGGACACCACCAAGGAGCCGGTTGACGGCGGCGGCTTCAGCGATCCGATCTCAGACGAGCTGGTCAAATCGTCGGTTGAACTCTCGCGCGTCATGCAGCGCCTGGGGCCGATCGGCTGTCAACTGCTCATCGCCTTGGTGGGGGAAGGCAGGACTGTCGCGGAAGTGGCCTCCCAGTGGTCTAGGGCGGGCGGTGTGGTGCGTGGCGACCGAGCCGAGGGGTACATCACCGGCCGCATGGTTGAGGCCCTGGACGACCTCGTAAAGCTCTGGAAACTGGAGGGAGCACCGATCGTCCAGAATGAGCGGAGGTCATATCTGCGCAACGGCGAGCGCATCGCTGTTCGGGATGACATCCGTAGCTCAACGGAGGGCCATATCGGACCCGCAATCGAGCTAACCGTGGGCAGATTTGGGGACATCGTCGAAACAGCCAAGCGTGGCCTTGACAGGGCAGCGTTGATGACTCATGTTTCGGGCAACATCAAGTGATTTGCGCTCGAATCCCGCTGGCATCTGTCGGCGGGTTTTTGCGTTTCAGCTTGGCGGCGCCCACCGGCTCAGCCCTTCATCCCCGGTCAGGCATTGAGGACCGCGGGCGCAGCCAGACCCACCAACCCAAGCATCATAAATGGCTAAACCGACAGCTGAAATCCGATCTTTGGCGCGAGGCCATACGGAGAAGGCGATCAACACCCTTGCCTCCATCATGAACCAGCCAAAAGCCCCTGCGGCTGCTCGGGTTGCGGCTGCGAAAGAGATACTGGATCGTGGGTGGGGCAAGGCAGCGCAGCCGGTCGACGGGGACGGTGAGGGCGGACCGGTCCAGATCACGGTTACATGGGCGAAAGGGTAATAGTCCTACCCTACGCGCCGCGTTCGGTCTTTCTGCCCTTCCATAACCGAACTCAGCGCTTTGCGGTCGGGGTGGCGCATAGACGATGCGGCAAGACGGTCGCCTGCATCAACGACAAGATCAAGCGGGCTGTTACGTCAAACAAGGAAATGTACCGGGCGGCCTATGTCGCCCCGTTCCTGAAGCAGGCCAAGGACGTCGCCTGGGAGTACCTGAAGCGGTACAGCCGGCCGGTGTGGGGTGCGCCGCCGAACGAGAGCGAGCTCTACGTCACGCTCCTGGGCGGCCAGCGCATCAGGATCTACGGCGCCGATAACGCCGATGCGCTCCGCGGCGGCTATTTCGACGATGTGACGCTGGACGAATACGCTGACATGGCCCCGAGCGTGTGGGGTTCAATCGTCCGCCCGATGCTGGCCGATCGTCAGGGCTCGGCGACGTTCATTGGGACGCCGAAGGGCCGCAACGCCTTCTTTGAGATGTTCGAGCGGGCCAAGAGCGAGGAGGATTGGTTTCACTTCATGCTCAGGGCTAGTGAGACCAACATCCTGTCACGGATCGAGTTGGACGCTGCCAGGCTGGACATGACGCCTGAGCAGTACGAGCAGGAATTTGAATGCTCGTTCGAGGCGGCCATTCTCGGTGCGTATTACGGCAAGGACATCGCGCAGGCTGAGCGGGAAGGGCGGATTACCAAGATCGAGGTGGATCCTGAGCAGCCAGTACATTGCGCCTGGGACTTGGGTGTAGGCGATTCCACGGCGCTCTGGTTCTTCCAGATGGCTGGCGCTCAGATCCACGTGGTCGATTTCTACGAGAACAGCGGCTACTCGGTCGAACACTACGTCAAGGTCAAGAAGGACAAGGGCTACCGCTACGGCGCCGATTACGTTCCTCACGATGCCAAGGTGAGGGAGTTTTCGCGATCGACGGGCGATGACCACAAGGCCAGACAGCGGGTTGAGATCATGCTCGAGCTGGGCCTGAGACCAGAGGTTGTGACGATGCACCGGGTTGAAGACGGCATCTCGGCGGCGCGGCGAGCGTTGCAGCGGTGCTGGTTCGATGGCGGACGGTGCGCCGAAGGCATCGAGGCTCTGAGGCAATACCGGGCCGAGTTCGATGAAAAGGTCAGGGCCTTCAAGAACTCGCCGAAGCACGACTGGACGAGCCATGCCGCAGACGCCTTCAGGTATCTCGCCATGGCCTGGGAGGAGGTTGCGAAACCTCCGAAGCCGGTCGACACGATCAAGGACATGTTGAAGCCCAAGACGTTCAACGACGTCATCCGGGAATACGAGCTCGAGCGAGAGGACGACTGATGCCCTGGAACAGCACTGCGCTCCCGTGGAACAGCACGGCGCTGCCCTGGAAGTCGACCTCGCACAAGCACAACGACACGACCTTGCCTTGGAAGAAATAAGTGGCTGAGACGACCGGGACGACAGATCAGGCTTCGATCGACTCTCGGGCTGAAGCGGAGAAGCTTGCTGGCATTGCCAAGTACTGGCAGCAGCAGCTTGACCTCTCCGATAAGGACCACACCGATTTCCTCGAAGAAGGCCGCGACATCGTCAAGCGGTACAAGGGCGAGAAGAAGTCGACCGTCCGGCAGGCGCAGAAGAAATTCAACATCCTGTATTCCAATACGGAGACGTTGAAAGCTGCGATCTTCGCCCGGATGGCAAAGCCTGACATTCGGCGACGGTTCTCGGACAAGGATCCGGTCGGAAAGCAAGTCGCGGAGATCATCGAGCGCGCCGCGTCGTATTCGCAGGATGATGAGGAGGCCGAGAAGGCCTACGAACAGGCGATCGAGGACTATCTGCTGCCTGGTCGCGGCTTGGTCAAGGTCTGCTACGAGGCCGAGACCGCGGAAGGCGAGGACCAGAAGGAATACGTTTCCAACCAGGAGCTCTACGAGGAGCACTGGCCCTGGGAGGACTTCCGCCACGAGCCTGCCAAGACGTGGTGCAAGGTGACGTGGGAGGCGTTTCGGCACAAGATGAGCCGAGACGACCTGAAGCAGAATTTCGGCGACAACGTGATGGGCGTGCCGCTCAACTGGTCGCCCAAGCCTGACGATCCCAAGCTTCCGGACGCGTTCAAGCGGGCCGAGGTGTGGGAGATTTGGGACAAGACCAAACGGCAGCGGGTTTGGATTGTTCCGGGCTATGAGCGGCCGCTCAGGACCGATGATGATCCATATGGGCTGGAGGACTTCTTTCCGAACGCTGAGCCGCTGAAGGCGGTGACGGCCAACGATACGTGCATCCCGGCGCCTGAGTTTCGCATCTACCAAGACCAGGCGGACGGGCTGGACGAGATCGAGGCCCGCATTGACCGCCTGACCAAGGCTCTTCGTCGCCGCGGTGTGTACGACGCGACATTCAAGGAATTGGCGCGGCTCGCCAAGGCCAACGACAACGAGTTCATTCCAGTCAAGAACTATGCCGACTTGTCCAGCAAGGGCGGGTTGGCGGCGGCATATCAGGCTGAAGACCTGAAAATGATGATCGAAACGCTGGCCGGGCTGCATGAGCAGCGTGACCTGCGGATCCAGACGATTTACGAGGTCATCGGCATTGCCGACATCATGCGCGGGTCGACTGATCCGCGGGAGACGCTTGGCGCACAGAAGATCAAGGCGCAGTTCGGCGGCAACCGGCTGAAGAAGCGCCAAGACAAGGTCCAGAAGTGGATTCGGGACACGCTCCGGATCAAGGCTGAGATCATCGCAGAGCACTTCGAGCCGCAGACGCTGGCGCAGATGACGGGATTTCGGCTCCTGATGCCGCAGGAAGAAGCGCAGCTACAGGCGGTCATGCAGCAGGGACGGCCTGTGAGCCTGGACGGCCTGATCACCTCGGAAATGATCAAGGTGATGCGGCAGGACGGCATGCGCTCGTACCGGATCGATATCGAGACGGATTCGACGGTGTTCGAGGATGCCGAGGCTGAGAAGCAGTCGGTCACTGAGATGATGACCGCGGCCAGCCAGTTCATCGCGGCGTGGGAGCCGATCTTGGCGGCTCAGCCGGCGCTGCTCGATCTGGCGTTCGAGATGCTGACGTTTGCGCTGCGCCGGTTCAAGATGGGCCGAACGTTCGAGGACATTGTCGAGCAGACCAAGACGAAGCTTGAGGAGGCCGCGAGTCAGCCCAAGCCGGAAGACCCGAAGGTCCAGGCCGAGAAGGCCAAGGCAGATGCTGCGGCTCAAAAGGCGCAGATCGACATGCAGGCAGCCCAGGCCAAGCACCAGATGGACCTGGAGAAGATGCAGGCTGAGGTGTTGATGCAGCGCGAAGAACTGCAGATGATGGCCCAGAAGCTGGGACTTGAACGTGACCAGATGATGCTGGAGAATCAGGCCAAGCGCGAGCAGATGGCGATGGACGCTCAGGCAAGCCAGATGCAGGCGCAGCAGCGGGCCGCGGAGATGGCGCAGCAGGCCGAAATGGCCGATCGGCAGCACCAGGCTGGGATTGAAATGCTGGACGCCAAGACGCAGGCGGCCCAGCAGGTGGCGAAGATGAAGACGAAGGCTCGCCCGAATGCGTGAGACCTACGTGATGCGGGGCGGCAAGCTCGTTCCCAAGGCCAAGGCGGCACCTCTAGGCGGGTTCTCGGTCATGTCGGACATCCAGCCGTTTACCACTCAGGACGGCACGGAAATCACCTCGCGCTCGGCCTTGCGGGCCTATGAGCAGAAGAACGGCATCAAGCAGGTCGGTAACGACTTCGCGTCACAGATCAAAGAGATGAAGGAAAGGGGTAGGTAATGGCCTACAACGTCGGCGTCTACAAGGGCGGCAAGCGTTACGGCACGGGGTCGTGCACCAACGGCCAGTTCACGGTCGCCTCGTTCTCTGCAACCGCTGGCCTGACCCTGGTGAACGGGATGAACGTGCAGGTGACGGCGACCTCGGGGAGCTGCGTCGGGCAGACCGAGAACAAGCGGCTCATGTCGGGCGCGGGCGGATCGACGCTGACCTTTGACAAGGCGAACAGCTTCGTATGAGCTTCATCACGGCGTGCTACGATCTGCAGTACTCGCCGCCGACCTACGACTTTGTGAGCTTTCTGCTCGCTGCCGAGCAATACCGGCTCGAGATGGGCGCCGACCGAATGAAGGTCGTTGTCCTGCCAGGCCCGAAGGACGGATTCCGCGACGACGAATTGCCGCCGTGGTCTGTGGAGGCAAGGCAGGCGATGCTCGAGAACATCGTTCTGCCCATGCCAAGGCTGCTGCGGAGTTGCGGCGAGCCTGCTCAGGTCGTCGATCGTGAGAAATACCGCGGGTTGTTCGGGTATGGACGGCAAGTCTACGGCACGCCGCTCCTGGTCGAAGCGGCCAAGGTGGACATCTATCCGCTCAGGTTATG